TAAAAGCAAGTAATAAAAAAATACATGCATTTGAGGCAGTGTTAGATGCATCACATAATTTTTGGTCAGGTAAGAACCCTCCTCCTGTAGTGTTTACTCAATCATGGAAAACGGAAACAAAATATTCCTGGGTAGATCAATTGTTCACCGAAGCATGGGAAAAATTTGTTGGTAAGGCACGAACCTTTGAAATTGGAAATATGTTCTTTATAGTTCAAGAAAAAGTGTGTCAGACAGTGCGGATGTTGCTTGAACGATGGGGCGGCATCTGTATAGGTATGAAATGGGCTAGAGGGGGAGCTCATGAATTTGCTAAGCAGTTCGGAATAAAAGCTGGATTGGAAACTAAGAAGAAATTGGGTGATGGCGATTTCTCAGCATTAGATCAAACAATACATTATGTGTTTTTACAACTTTTTTATACATTAGGAGGAATCTATTATAATCCTAAAAAACCATATTATGACGTGATGATGAGAGTTTTAGAATATTGTGCTCGTCAAATAGCAGCGAGAATAGTTCATATTTGTGCTCGTATGTGGGGTCTGGTCATAGGAAAAATGCCAACAGGAGCATGGATGACTGCCCATGGTAATTCATTCATAGTTCTCTTATATTTTTTTTTGTTCTGTATAATGCAAAGTTATGAAATGAGTGATGTTCTGAAGTCTTATTTCCAAGAGCAAATGTTAGATAAAACTGTGATGGTGAGAGTCTATGGTGATGACCATGCACAAGGACAAGATAGAAACTATGAGATAGAAGCTTATATTGGTGAGGACCAATTTGCAAAATGGGTCTCAATGTATGTCGGGGCGACAATAAGAGACATTAGATCGGATGTGCCTTTTGTATCGCCAAAATCATGTATGGGACATTTGGAAATGGAAAATCTAGTGATGCTAAAACAGTACATGGTTCGTAATCGCAATGTGAAAAAAGGACAGCCTGATTATTTGCCTTTCAGAGGTTGGAAAGATTATGCGATACATGCGGTATGGGGATCTACAGTGAAGTGTCGTGATGTTTACGACATAATGTTGTCAGCGGTAGGGCATGCATACGGCACTTATGGTTCAAATTACCCTGCGTGGTTGTGGTTGAAAAAATTGCATCAAAGAGCTTATCAAGCTGTTCCGGATGATGAAAAATCCAAAACATTAGGAACATTGACGTCAAGAATCAGTCGTGTAGATCATACCAAGAAAATGCGCCAGGCAGCGATTTCTATAGATGAAATGGTGGGAGCGTTCCCGAGTTATGAGAAATTAGAAGACAAAAATGTGTACGATCCAGTATATCATGTGAGTCAAAGGTCTGATAATCTCTATGACTGATGGAAGAAGAATTTACTTTGGAGACAAAGCGTGTAGCTACTACGTAGTGTAGCCAAAAATAAAAATAAAAAGGTAATATGGAGGAAAAAAAAACACGCG